GTTCATTTAGATACGAACCAGAACGGGTTCAGGTTGACCAGGAGGCGCAAATTGAACAACACCGATGCGGCCGCAACCATGATCGCTGCCCTGCGTGCGTTGGGCCGAATTGAACCGATAGACGAGGCACTGGTTGAAACCGTGGTCACGTTGGCCGCCGCAATTGACGGCGCGCCTGAAAATGCGTCACTATGGCGGGAATATCGCAGCGCGGTTGCAGACTTGCGCAATGTTGGAGGAAACAATGAGCAAGGCAACGAAATTGAAAAACTCATCGAAGCGCTCAGACGCGGCCCCCAGGTACGCGACGCCACGCCGGCCAAACCGTCAAACCCTCGGCCCCGAAGTCGGCCGGCTAATGGCGCAGTGCGGAACGCCACCGATGCCGTGGCAACAAATGGTGCTAGACGTAGGGCTGGAACTCGAACCGACTAGCGGCCTGCCGGCTTATCGAGAGATAATTTGTACCCTAATGAGGCAAAATGGGAAGTCGTCACTGACTGCGGGCGTTATGGCACACCGCGCCACGTTGTGGCAACCTCAACCGCAACGAATAGCGTATTCGGCACAAGACGGCAGCGCCGCCCGTAAAAAACTCATTGAAGATGTCGCGGCGGGTTGGCAACGTTCGCCCGTTGTTGGGCGCCTCATTGAAAAGGTTTTACGTGGTGTCGGTTATGAGGGCGTAATTTTTGCGACGGGTTCCCGAATTGACGTCATTGGTTCTAGTGAGAGTGCGGGCCACGGCCGCACGTTGGACCTGGCCATTATTGATGAGAGTTTCGCCGATTCGGACTTTCGGCGCGAGTCCGCTATTGCGCCGGCTATGGCGACGCGTCGCGACGCGCAGGTCTGGAACGTTTCAACGGCGGGCACTGACGCCTCGGCGTTTTTGCGTCGCAAGATAGACGCGGGCCGCAGTGCGGTTGCGGCGAACACGGGCGGCGGTGTCGCATTTTTTGAGTGGTCCGTTGGTGCGGATGAGGATGTCAATGACCCTGCGACGTGGTGGCGAAATATGCCCGCCCTCGGTTGGACCATTGGCGAGGAAACGGTGAGCCATGCGCGGGCGTCAATGTCGGATGGTGAATTTCGGCGGGGTTTTTGTAACCAATGGACCGTAGCTAGTGAACGGGTGATACCTGCGGCGGTGTGGGATATTGCCAACCGTGTTGACGTCGCGCCTACGGGTTCCATGTTTTTTGCACTTGACGTGAACCCTGAACGAACGGCGGCATGTTTGGCGGTTGTTGGTGACGGTGCGCCTATCACTGCGGAAGTTATCGAACACCGGCCGAGTGTTGGTTGGGTTGTTGAACGAACCGCCGAGGTGCTCGCGCGTTGGCCTGGTTGTTCGGTTGTCATTGATGCGCGTGGGCCGGCGGGTTCGTTGGTGCCTGACCTCAGGCGGGCGGGTGTGCGTGTTGTTGAATTGCCGCCAACTGAGGTGCAACACGCGTGCGCCGCATTTTTTGACGACCTAGCGAATGACCGGTTGTGTATTCGTCGCAACGCTGCACTTGATGTGGCAACATTGGCAGTGACTAGGCAAACTATCGGCGACGCGTGGCGATGGGCGCGACGTGATAGTTCAGACATAACACCACTTATGGCGGTAACGTTGGCGACGTGGGCGGCTACTCGCCGTCAGAACGCGGCGACGGTGCCGCGTGTGGTGGACCCGTGGAGCAGTGACTATGCGTGAAATTTTGACAACGGTTTTGGAAGTGTGCGGCGCGGCGTTGGTTTGTGTCGGTTTAGGTTTGGTATTCATTCCCGCGGGCGTTATTGCTGCGGGTGCTAGTTTAATTTTGACAGGATGGCTGGTTGCCCGATGAGCATTATTTCGAAACGTGAGCGCCGAGAGTTTTACCCGTTGCAAAATTCGGGTTTCGGTACCGTTACGAATTGGACCGGTGAACCCGTCAATGAAACAACGGCGCTGCAGGTTTCGGCCGTCATGGCGTGCGTTGGCCTCATTGCCGACAGTGTGGCCTCGTTACCGTTGCGCAGTATTCGCAAGGTTGGCGACCGCAACGTTCAAATGGGCACGCCGCCAATTTTTCTGGACCCGTCAGGGACCGTGACGGCGTACGAACTAATTCACCAAACGGTGACCAGTTTGGCGTTGCATGGCAACGCGTACATTTACGTGGACCGCCGCAGCGACGGCACACCAATTGCACTGACACCGTTAGCGCCCTCGAATGTTGACGTGGTGTCGTTGAACATGCAAACGCGCACCTATTCGGTCAGCGGTCAACCCGTACCGCAAGAAAACATGCTGCACATTCGTTGGTGGGCGCCACCGCAGGCCGTTGTTGGTATCTCACCTATTGAGGAACAGAAAACCACTATTGGTTTGGCGTTGGCAATGGAACGCCACCTGGCGCAATTCTACGCCGAGGGCGGTACGCCCTCAAGTGTTATTGAAACCGATAACGAAATGACGGCGCAGCAGGCAAAAGTTTTGCGCGAGACATGGTTTGACCAACACAACCGCCGGCGCCGCCCTGCGGTGTTGACGGGTGGCATGAAATGGCGGCCCGTCACTGCTAGTGCCGCAGATATGGAAATAAACGCGACACGTGAACAGCAGGTGCTGCAGGTTGCGCGCATTTTCCGTGTTCCCTCATACCTCATAGGCGCGAAGGGTGACTCGCAAACGTACGCAAACGCAGAAATGGCCGGCCAACATTTCGTCACGTACACACTCATGCCATGGCTACGCCGCCTAGAAGACGCGTTTTCAAGTTTGTTGACTCGCCCAAATTTCGTGCGGTTTGACGTTGACGCGTTCCTACGTGCCGACACACTTTCACGCCTGCGCGCATATCAGTTGGCGGTTTCGACGGGTATTAAAACACCGAACGAGTGCCGCGTCACTGAGGGCCTCGAACCTTACGAGGGCGGCGACGACTTCGTAATGGCGCTGCCAGGTTCGCCAATGGCGGGACCTGGCGAGACACCGCCACCCGTGGGCGTTGACGCGGAGCCGCCGTTGTAATGGCCTCGTACACGCCCACGGCAGCAATGCGCAGCGAAGCCCAGCAAGGTTTGGAATGGCGCGAGGAATTCGGGCGCGGTGGCACCGCCGTTGGTGTTGCACGTGCTAGGGACATCCTGAACCGCGATCTGTCTCTCGACACCGTAAAACGAATGGCGTCATATTTTGCCCGCCATTTGGTCGACAAAGACGCCGAAGGTTTTCGCGCAGGTGAGGAAGGTTTCCCATCTGCGGGCCGTGTTGCGTGGGCGTTGTGGGGTGGCGACGCAGGGCGCGCGTGGTCCTTGGCGATAATTTCAGAAAACAAAACATCCGAAAAGGAAACAAACAACATGAACCTCGACGAACTCGAAACCCGCGACGGTGAACTCGCCGACCTCGGTTTCACACCACGCCAGGCGTTGCAATATGACAACGACGAAAAGTTGGTGGAACTATTCGGCAAGTATTCGCAAGACAGCGGCGCCAACGGTGCGCACTATGCGGCCCCGTCGCCGTTCGTCGCAGATGGTTTGGTTTGTAGTTCGTGCGTGTTTTATGACGGCGCCCGTTCGTGCGAAATTGTCGAGGGCGACATTGCGCCCGATGGTATTTGTAAACGTTGGATAATTCCCGAAGGTTTGGTAGCGCCCGAAGCGGCCGCACCTGACACGGGCGACGCCGCAGACATGGGCGCCACCTCAGAAAGGGGCGACACGGCGGACCTCGGAGTTAGTGCCGTCAGGTACTCGGCGTTAGAAATTGAACACCGAAAAGTGCAGGGCCGCGACGTCGAATTCCGTACCGTTTCGGTTGGAACAATTGAGGTGCGCGCCGCACATGAGGGCCAGCCGATGCGGTTCCGTGGATACGCTGCGGTTTTTGACTCGCCGTCGGAACCGTTGCCATTCATTGAAACCATTCGCCCTGGCGCGTTCAAACGTTCACTGCAGGCGGGCCGTGAGGTTCGTATGTTTGTGAACCACAACACCGACATGGTGCTGGGTTCGACACGTTCAGGCACAGTGAAAGTGACAGAGGATAGCCGCGGGCTATTAGTTGAGGGCGAATTCCCAGACACCACCTATGCGCGCGACCTTTCGGCACTCATGCAACGCGGCGACGTTCACGGCATGTCGTTTGGTTTCAGTGTTCCCCGTGGCGGTGACGTGTGGGCCGAGAATGGCGCGCAACGCACACTGACCGAGATAATTTTGCACGAGGTCTCAGTAGTAACGGGTTTTCCTGCTTACCCTGGCACTAGCGGTGCGACTATTCGCACCGCAGAAATTGAAACACATAACGACAACACCACTGCGGCCACGGTGCCGGTGTCGGTGTCACGTCGAATGAATGATCTTTACGCTCGCAAGGCGTAAGAACTCAGACCGGAACGGCGCGTTCGGACCAGCGACGGTTGGCACCACCGCAGAACGTCACCACCTGAACCCCCAAACAACCAACTCCCCCCAAACACAAAGGACAAAAACCATGAGCGAATTTATCGCCGAACTGTCAGAACAGCGGGCCAAAGCGTGGGAACAGGCAAAGGCATTGCTAGACGTTGCAACTAACGAAAAGCGCGACCTTTCCGCCGAGGAAGCCCAAACGTTCGACCGTATCAACGCCGACCTTGACGTGAAAGACTCACGCATTAAGGCCATTCTTGACGCCGAACAACGCGACCGCGACATTCAAGAAAGCCGCGCACGCCTCGGCGTTCCCGCCAACCTCGGCGGCGCTGCCGCAGAAGTTGACCACGACGATGTGACGGTTCGCCGTTTGTTGTCAGGTGAACAGCGCACCGCCAAATTTGAGAAGCGCGCTATCACTAAGGGCAGCGCAACCCTCGTGCCGTCGTCGGTCTATGACCGCATTGTTGAGCACATGGTCCAGGCAAACATTGTGCGCAACTATGCAACCGTATTGACCACCGCAAGTGGTGACGCGTTAGCAATTCCAAAGTCGACCGCATTTAGCACCGCCAGCATTGTTGGCGAGGCTGCGCAGGCTAGCGCCTCGGACCCGACATTGGGAACCGCAACACTCAACGCGTACAAGTACGTGGTGCTCGTTCAAATGTCGAACGAACTCGCGCAAGATGCCACCGTTGACGTTGCAGGTTTCTTGGCACGTCAAGCAGGCATGGCCATTGGTGTTGCAACTCGTGGACACATGACCACGGGCGACGGTTCGAGCAAGCCTTACGGTATCGTCACCAACGCCACCACAGGCGTCACTGGTGCCGCTGCCGTTTCGGATGTGTTCACCGCCGACAACCTCATTGACCTCAACTACTCGGTTTCTAGCACCTACAAGGCGCAGCCAGGCGTAGCGTGGATGATGAACTCAACCGCCATGGCCGCTGCACGTAAATTGAAGGACACCACGAACCAGTATTTGTTCGCGCCTGGCCTCAATGGTGTTGCAGACACGTTGCTGGGTTTCCCCGTTCATATCAACGACTCAATGGCTAGCCCTGCGGTCGCTGCTAAGTCGGTTCTGTTCGGTCACTTGCCGTCATATTTCATTCGTGAAGTCAACGGCATTGAAGTTGCGGTATCTGACGACTTCGCGTTCGACTACAGCGTGCGCACGTTCCGTGTGTCGCTGCGCACTGACGGTGTTCTCGTTGACCAAACGGGCGCCGTGAAGTGTTTCGTCGGTGGCGCCGTTTCCTGATAAGTAACAACGCCGCAACGGTTCAACACCGTTGAGCATTGACGGCCACCGCCGCCGCGTGAGACGCGGCGGCGGTGAACCGTTCACCCACCCACTTTTATTTGTAAAGGTTGCAGCATGAAAATACGAATGCTCATAAACATTTCGGGAACCATTGACGGGCAAGAATGGCCAGAACGTGGCGGCGTCATTGACGTTGCCGAACACGTCGCCGCTGACATGATCGGCAACAAATTTGCCGAGGTTTGCGACGAACTCGAAACGGCCGCAGTGGACCCCGTAAAAGAAACCGCCGCCAAACCCGCCGCCCGTACCCGTAAGGCGTGACAGTGGCGCTAGTAGCGGGACAAATAACGGCCTCAACTACTGCCGCACTCATTCACCAAACCGACGCCGACGGGTGCACCATTCGCATTTCGGCCGATATCGGATCGGGCCAGCATGTTTATATCGGGCCACTCGGCGTGACTACTGCTAACGGTTTCATTGTTCACGGTCAAAACATTTTGACTATCACACTTCCACCCGCTGCCGCCGTGTACGCCGTCACTGCGTCGGGCACCTGCATTGTCTCAAAGTTAGTGAGCGACTAAATGGCCATAACCAACGGATACTGCACCCTGGCCGAAGTAAAAGCCGCGTTGCGTATCACCGACAACATTGACGACACGTTGTTAGAAAACGCGGTAGAGGCCGCCTCACGTCGAATAGACGGCGAATGTTCGCGCCGTTTCTACATTGACGCAACAACTAGCGCGCGCACTTATGCAGCGAACCGCAGCGCGTTTGTGTTCATTGATGACGTTGCAACCCTCACCGGTTTAGTTGTCAAAGTAGACGACACGTTTTCGGGTTCGTACTCAAAAACATTGACCGCCGGCACTGACTACCAAACCGAACCAACAAACGCCGCCGCACAAACTGAACCCGTCACAATGTTACGCGCACTCAATGCGGGCTTCCCCGTTGAGGGTAACGGGCGTGCGCTAATTGAAGTCACCGCCAAATGGGGTTGGCCTGCTATCCCTGACGCAATACGCGAGGCCACCGTTCTACTAGCGGCCCGCCAATTCAAGCGCCTAGACTCGCCGTTAGGTGTTGCAGGTTTCGGGGACCTCGGCGCAATTGTTGTGCGTCGCATTGATCCCGACGTCGCCGCAATGGTCGCACCATTTAAAACGTTTGTGGTGGCCTAATGCCGGCGTCAATATCTGCGCTACGTTCGGGACTTGCCACACGTCTTGGCAACATTTCAGGCCTCAGAGTTTATGAGGTAATCCCCGACAACCCGAACTTCCCCGCCGCCGTCATTGCCCTCGACCGTGTGGCGTACGATTCAACGTTCGCCCGTGGTTGCGACAGTTTCGAATTCACGGTCACGCTAGTTGTGGCACGTGCCGACGACCGCAGCGCCCAAAACAAACTGGAAACGTACATAGCCGGAACAGGCGCAACGTCAGTGAAAACAGTTATCGAAGCCGACCCGACATTGGGCGGCGCGGCTATGGACACCCGTGTTACTGAGGCGGCTAATGTAGGCACAGTAAACAACGCCGATGGCAGTTCGTTTTTATTTGTTGACTTTTCAGTGACCGTGACCGCATAAGGACCAAACACCATGGCGTTTATTTCAAGCAACCAAACCCGCATTATCTACGGCACCGACAGCCTGGCCGCATTGCTGCGCACTGTCTCGCCCTCGGCCAATGTTGAAATGCTCGACGCAACAACGTTGAACGACACCGCGAAAACATTCGTGCCAGGCCTCGAAGATTTCACCCTCAACGTGGATGGACTATTTGACAACAACACAGGTGCGGGCACACCGTTTGCCGATATCGTCGCCGCCGTTGACGCAACTAGCACAGTGCCAACGTCAGTGGCGCCGTCAGGTTTCGCCGTTGGTAATTCGGTGTGGTTACTGCCCGCCAAAACCATCACGTATGAAGTCACTAGCGCCGTTGCAGATTTGGTGCAGTTTTCAATGTCGTTGGGCGCAGGGGAACCGCCACAAATTGGCGTCAGTCTCGCCGACCTCGCCGTTGTTTCGGCGACAGGTAACGGCACCAGCGTTGACAACGCCGCCGGCACCACCAATGGTGGGCGCGCCCACCTGCACGTTACGGCCGTCAGTGGCACCACCCCGACGTTGGCCGTAGTTGTTCAACATTCAACGAACAACAGCACCTGGTCAACGCTCGCCACGTTCACAACGGCAACAGCGGCAACGTCACAAACTCTCACGTTTACGGGTACCGTCAACCGATACGTACGCGCCTCATATACTGCAGGCGGGACCAGCCCACAATTCACCTGCCAGGTTTCCCTGGCCCGTAACTAAGGACAAACACTCATGGCATTTGTAGCGGCCAAAAATACGGCTTTCAAACTTGACAACGCCGCAGGCACATTGACCGACATTTCGGCCTATATCGACAGCGTTGGCGGTATCGCCAACACAACCGACATGGCAGAAACCACCACGTTTGGTGCAACGTCGAAAACGTTCCAGGGCACCCTGCGCAACGGTGACACTATTAGCATTTCGGGCAAATGGGACTCCGCACTCAACACGCAACTGGTCGCACTGCTCGGCCTTGCCACGTCGTCAACTTGGGAGTACCACCCCGCCGGCACCACCGCAGGTTTGCCAAAAGTTAGCGGCGAATGTTTCGTCGCTAGTTATGAAGTATCAAGCGCCGTGGCAGACCTCGTGACATTCTCGGCGTCGCTGCAAATTACGGGCGCCGTC